GGAGTACATCCAGGCAATCTAGCCTCGGATTCTCGCTACCGATCCATTACCGGTAGTGATCTTCCTGTCTAATTTGACAGGATCACCAAGGCCGCGGTACGCGGCTCTTGGACCTTCCCGGATACCAACACGTTCCAGGATTCCTCGTGTCACAGATCTCTCTGACACGTGTATAAGATGAAGAATCGTCTTAGTCATGGGGTTTCCCATCATGAAACCCTCATTAATATAGCCCTCCCACTGGATGGGCTCGTATTCAAGACCCTCTTCAAGGTTCTTGAGTGACACAACCTCTTTGACGGGTTGTGGTTCCAAGATTGCGTGTGCAATCAAGCGACCGTACCCCTCTGGAAACGAGATGTACGAAAACAGACTGGAGAGATGTGCCCAGCCTATTAGTTTACCAATAAAATCGGTAGACTCTGTCCAGTCCTTGAAAGACTGGATTACACGAGGGTTTAGGCGCCCCGTGCGAATGTCGTACATGAAATGTGATTCATCCGACAATGAGGAGATCCGCTTTTGGTGTCTCCATTCGTGCCCCGAACTTGTGAGTCCGGCGGCATGCTCAGGTAGCCCTGCTAGGGTATCCTGAGTAATCTTCGACGCTGGTGTTAGAAACCACGCCAAATAACCGGTGGACTTGGTTAAATTCCTTTCCTTACCGGGCTCGCTAATATGTACAATACTAGCGCGCATTGGATCTGGGAGGTGCTCCCTGGATCCATCCATCAATGGGTAGTATAACTCCCCACTGAGAAAGCCTTTCTTAACGAACCAGTTAAGAATGACAGTATATGAGATCCAAAATAGTGGTCTCACATAGTCCGATGCGGCATCGCCATCATCGGGTTGTACCGTGAAAGTCTGCATGACTTCATGGTCATGGAGGTCCCGTATAGGGATTTTCCATTCATTATCAATTGCCATATTGATAATTAGGCGGGCGTCTTCAATCTTCCCGCCTTCTCGGACGAAATTATCGACCGAGGCGGCTCCCTTTAGAGGGAGCTCGATAGCCGACATCGCTTCATTGAAGCGGTCGCGCGCAAGAGAGTCATGATGTATTGATCTCTCCATAAAGTCTCGGGGCACTTTTGCCCTTGAGAGCTCATCCTTGACTGCAACTTCAATCAGCCTAAGGTTTTCCACAGGAGGTTTCTCCCGTGGACGAGAGACGTTCTTTCTGAACTGTCTCCTTTTTACCTCCGCAATACAATCTGGAAGGTAACCAAGCACAC